GCTCTTTGATAGCTTCAATTAACAATGGCACTATCTTACTGTAATCAACAGTTTTAAATTTTTCACCGTCTAACTCAATAGACTCAGTAACAATTTCTGGCATAATACTATTTACTTGATCTGCATTAATACCGTAATCATGTTTACCTGCTTTCATTTCAGTATGTTGGAAACCATGCTTCCATGTAAATGTACCACCATCCAACTTAGAAATCATTTCAAGAGGATTTTGAATACGTGTGAAGTTTTCTTTTAATCTTGGATCAGAATATGCAGATACGTTACCAGCAGCAACCGTATTTCCAGATGGGTCAGTGTACCATGACCAAGCTGCACGAGACCAACCACCAATACCAAAGTATCCATCTGCACGAACACCCATCTTGATAGCATATGTATCATTGTAAAATGATAAACCAGCTAAATTAGTATCGCCAGCTCCAGATGCTCTACACACAAAAGAACCTGGTGATGTATCATTGACAGCCATTCCAACACCACTTGTTCTACCAGTTATCAAGCTCGTCTGAGCAGTAGCGCTTAAGTATGTAGCAGTACCTGCATTTCCAGAAATGTTGGTTTGATCACCGGTATTAACACCAGATAGAGTAGTTATACCTAATTTAGTTTTAATCGTGGCGGCAGTTTCATCACCAGTATTGCTACCAGAAACTGCATCAAGTTTAATTTTATCAGCAGCTGACATGAAACCGTTAATAGCGGTAGTTACTACAGCATGAGCAGCACCATTGGAACCAACGTGGGCCAATGGTGCACTTGCAGCAATTGCGGCAGCTTGTGCACCATTAATGGCTGACGCTTGAGCTGTTGATACTGGCTTATTAACATCTGATATATTATCTACGTTACCTAATCCAACATCAGCCTTAACCAATGTTACTACACCTGTCTTACCAGCAACAGAATCAACTGCGCCAGAAGTAATGTAAACATAACTACTACCAGACCATCTGTAAGTCTTGTTGGTATCTAAAGCAACATAAATCTTACCTGATTCACCAGTTGCTGGGAATGCTGCTAAGTTGGCAGCTTCGATAACATCATCAACATAACTTGGCAACTGAGTTGTTGGAACTTTTCCAGTATTATCAAGTGTTGCAACTCCATTTAATGCGCCCAAAAGAGAACTTGCAACCCTACTAGTAGAATCAATAGCATTAATTATTATGTCTGCTGAACCGTTAAAAGAAACCCCGTTGATAGTACGGGCTGTTTGCAACGTTGTTGCTGTTGCAGCGTTACCTGAAATAGTAGTCTGTATTTGGTGAACGTGATCTGCTCTAGCAGCAGTAGTACTAGTTCCAACAGCAGCAGTTCCATTATTTAATGGGGTTGTTGAAGAAAGACCGGTAATAGAATTAAATGATGTTCCAGTGATAGCTCCGGTAACTGCGAGTGAGCCAAGAGTTCCAAGAGATGTTATGTTAGGTTGTGCGGCAGTTTGAAGTGTACCAGCAAATCCAATAGCAGATAATATTCCAGTGCTAGGAATAAAAGAAAGTTTTGAATTTGAAACGTTCAATGTTTGATCGCCTGAAATATCACTCACCCATACTGGATAAACAGCAGTAGATGGAAGAACATCATTCGTTACATTAGATGCTGCAGATGAAGATGCAGAGACAGTTGATGTTGAGATACCAGTTACCAAACCCTTAGCATTAACTGTCACAATTGGAATTAATGTAGCAGAACCAAATGTTCCAACATTGGAATTTACTGTAGCCAATGTAGCATTTATTGTAGCATTTGCACTACCATTAAATGATGCTGAACCAGATATATCAGCAGCTAATGTGATAGTTCTTGATGTTGCAAGTGCATTTGCAGTAGAAGCATTTCCAATTAAGCTAGCAGTTATTGTTCCAGCTGAAAAATTACCAGATGTATCTCTTGAAACTATAGTGGATGCAGTATTTACAGATGTTGCATTAGAGTCTATGATTATATTTCCATTGACGCCATCAGGATTCGTTATGGATAATCCTACACCAGTAACAGCGACAGAACGAGAAGCACTAGCACCACTAGCTATTTTAACAATTAAACCATTTGATGATAATCCAGTGACAGATGTAAGCAATGTGTTTAATGGTTGTGCATCAGTAATTCCATAACCTGTTAATGTGGTTGGAGTATTGACAATCGTTGACCACGGTTGAGTTGAAGATGCAGAAATAACTCTACCGTAAATATCAACTGTTACATTTGAATAAAGTCCAGCAGATACACCAGTAGCTGCCAAATCAATAGTGTCAACATCAACGGTAATTCTTGAAGATGATGCAGTACCGACACTGAATGTATTACCAGATTTTGTTAAACCAGCACCAGCAACTAATTCACCAGGTCTACTGAACACTGAGAATGCTAATGGTGAAGTACCTAAAACTATGGTGCCATACGTTACTAAGATCCAAGAACTGTTTCCATTTAATGTTCCAGTTTCAACATATACAAGGTCACCAGCAGCAACTTCATTGGTTGGAGATCCATCAAAGTCAGTAGCTCTTGCCCATGCACCAGAAGAAACAACATAAACACCGTTTTCAGCAGCATTCGTTTGATCTTTTACCAATACACGTGTTCCAGAACCAGCAATAACACCATCTAAAGTTTGGATACCAGATAATGCAATATTTGCAGTTGTTGAAGTTAACACTGCTAAATGTGGTGACACACCAGCAGCAATATTATCAACGTAATCTTTTGTTGTTAAATGAGAACCAGATACTGGTGAAGCTCCAGTTACAGGAGAAGAGAATGTCCAGGAACCGGTAACTGTTTCATTTCCAGCAACTCTCGTAAGAACATTTGCATCTGCGATCTGTGATTCATTTATTGAAAGAGCTGCTTGGTGTTGTGTTACATTGTTAGAAGAGATTCTAGAATTATTAAATGTACCAGAAACTATAGCAGATGTATCAATGCTCGGTGAATTATTTGATGCTGAAGAAATTCTACCCTTTGAATCAACAGTGAATGATGGAATAGAAGAATTGGATCCATAAGTCCCTGCACTTACTCCACTAGCTGATAATGTGAGTGTTATAGATGTTGAACCTGATCCAACACCATCACCTGAAATACTAATATTCTGGTTAGCTGAAAGATATGAATTTGTGTCTAGAGTCCAAGTATTGACTGCAATTTTCTTTAATGTACCAAAACTTCCAGAGAGTGCAGCAATGGAAGTAAGATCACCATCAAGTGATTGTGCATCTGTTATTCCATAACCAGCTAACGTTGTTGGTTTAGAACCACCTACAACTAGTCCCTTACTATTTACATTTACCAATGAATATGTACCAGCAGAAATCACGGCGGGCAACAACAATGTTAAATCAGAAGAAGCACTCAATTGAGGAACCCATGATGCACCATTGTTAACAAAAAGTTGATCCAAATCTGACTTATAAAAAAGTTCTCCTATTTGTCCAATAGGTAAAACCGTACCAGAAGAAACTGCTAAATTTGAAACCTCTGATCCATCTACCATTTTGATACTGTCGAATAACATGCAAGACTCCTAGTTATATTAATTACTTGTATTTATTGAATGATGCTAATTCTGTATAAATACTACGTTATTACTATTCGGAAATCATGTGATGCTTTCATTTAAATCTTTTCTTTTTGAGGGTGGGAATGCTGTTCAAAAATACAACGTATCAAGAGCAAATCCTGCTGATGTGAAGGCCTGTTTAGAATTTGTATCCAAGCATTTGGGTATACCATATGATGAAATTAAAAATGACTTATTAGGTTCAACAGAACTAACATTTCTTGGTAAGAAAAAAGATAGCGGTGATGTTGATATTGCCTTTTCATTAGAACATGTTGATGTGAATGATGTTAACAAAAAGATGTTAGCTGCTGTAAATGGAGAAGGTACCTATAATGCAGGTACAAAAGTTGGATCTTATGCTGTCCCAGTAAATGGGAAGAAGATTCAGGTCGATTTAATGTTTGTGTCAAATAAAATTTGGGCTAAATGGATGTACCATTCTTCACAAGGTAATGGATCTGCTTATCCTGGTGTAGTTAGAAACATTTTACTTTTTACAACACTAGCACATACACAGACCCCTGGTAAAGATTTCGTGTTAAGAGACACTGAAGGTAAACCCGTCATACGTGCATCAAAGTCAATTAATATGGATGCTGGTATGAAGAGACTTTTTAAGATGTCAAAAGTAAATTCAAAAACCGGTAAATACAATAAGTCAATTGACACAGTCGAACCATCTGAGATTGAATCACATTTGAAATCTATAGGAAAAAATATCCCATTTTCAAAGGATAGAGATTTCACTGACAAACCTGATGATGTTGCTAAATTTATTTTTGGAGATTCTGTTAAAGGAACAGATTTAATGACGGCAGAAAATGTCATTTCTCAGATTAAGAAACTGAAAAATGCAACTGAAATAATAAATGCATCAAAGAAAGAACTAACACGTCTCAATTTACCAATACCTAAAGAACTATGAAACTACATGAACTATTTGAAGGCATCAAAAAAGATGACCAATTCAAAAAAGATTTAGCACTATTCATTAACAATTTGAACGCAATGATAAAAGCTAAGAAGCTACTTTTCAGGGGTTTAGATAACATGGGCATCAATATGAAATCCACATCTGTGGAAAATGGGGATGATTTAATTTGGAAAATTATAAAAGGTCGAGTAGATTCTATTAAGTCAGGAAATCGTGGTCCTAGAGAATCACTAACAGGAATAAATTTAATTTTGAATGTGACTACAAATTTCCCTTCATGGAGTAAAATACCTAAAAGAAAGTTTAGTACTAGTTGCACCAGTTCTGGATATGATGCTAGTTTTTTCGGTGATGTATTTGTTATTGTTCCCGCTGACAATGTTAAAAAATTCGCAATGTCAACAGGAGACTTTAATGAGTTGAGGATTAATAGTTCACCAATAATATCTTTAACACCAGCACTAAGTAATATTACTAAAACTTATATCGAAATAAATAATTTAAATATAAAGGAATTAGTTTCCTATGATCAATTTAAGGCTTTTTACAAGTGGGCTGATGCTAATTTATTAACACCTCCAACAAAACCATCTATTGGAAAAATAAATAAGTCGCATTATTCACTTACTACTGGTGCAGATGCAATATCATTTTTGAAAAACATGAAATGTTCTTCATTTGAAGAATTCTTTGAAGATAGGTTGTCACCATCAAAATTGGGAATATTAGAGTTTGATTCAATTGATGAACTTTTAAATAATCCAAAATCATCTAAGTCAAATGAGGTTTGGTTTGAGGGTGATTATTTACTCATCACTTCTGATTTCTTTGATAATTATTCTGGCATGAATCAATCTGGTTTAACCACACAATTTTCAAAAATGATAAAACGGGTAATAGGGTAAAAAATGAAACTACATGAATTGTTTGAAGATCAGAATGGTGATCAAGATTTAATCGACATCTTAAGAAAGCACTGTCCCAATAACTTAAAAGCTATGGCTTCAGGAAGGGCCCCAATGTTGTGGAGGGGTATGAATTGGGATGCTAGTATTGAAACTCCTAAATACAAGTGTGACACGGTTAGTACACAGAAAACAAAACGCGAATCGAAAACTGGATCAAATCTGATAATGAGTTTCTTTTCAACAAACAAAGACTGGGTTGAATCAACTGTTAATAGATCACTTTCTACTTCCACTTCCTGTTCGTACGATTACGCTTCACAGTTTTCTGGTCCAACATGGTTGGTTATTCCATTTGATAATGTCAAACGTTTCAGTTATACATATACGGATTTAAATTTAGTTGATGTAAATGATACCTCGCTTATTGATTTGAATCACCAAATGAAGGATATTTCTAATGCAATAGAAGGTTTTCGTCATTGGAATTATGATAAGCTAGATAAAGATATTGCTAGAATAGCGCATGCTGATATTTTTGATTATGATATTGGGTCTCACCATTATTCAACTGAAGAAATAAAAGAATTTTCAAATCAGCTTGAAAAAATATTTGTATTGTTAAAGAATACAAAGAAAAGAAAAACACTAGCAGTAACAGATGCAGCAACTTTCAAAGATATGGAAGAAGAAATGAATGACTCCTCCATGTATCGTTGGATGTTAAATGAACTCTCTCCATCTGCATTAGGTATAAAGACATTTAATTCTATAACTCAAATTCCTAATCATGTTAAAAAAGCTGAAGTATGGTTTGATGGGGATTATTTTATTTTTAGCCCAGTAGCATCTCAGTTAACAGCATCACAACCTTTTAATATAGAATGGTTCAAAGAAATAATTGCAAAGGTATAATATGAAGTTGTTTGAACTATTTGAACAGAAGAATGATTTAGCATCAGCAATAAAACAACACAGTCCCGATAATTTTAGAGCATTGATATCAGGCAGTGCACCAGCATTATATCGCGGAGTACATAGTAGAGTATTAGAAGAAGGAAATTTCAACTACGATATAGTTAAAGAAAGAACTCAACCCAGAGAATCAATGACAAGATCAAATTTATTTTTAGATTTTACATCTGAAAGTAAAAGTTGGAAATCATTGGGGGTTGACAGAGCATTTTCTACATTCGTTACGGTGAATGTAGAAAATGCTGAAATATTTGGTGATCCATTTTTAATCATTCCATTTGACAATGTTTCAACTTTTGCATCAACACGTGCAGATTTCAATTTAGTAACATTTGGTAAAAATAAAAATTCTATATCACAGATTTCTAGAACAATAGGATTTGTTTGTACTACGGTTATTCAGTTTGGGCAAAAATCAGGTTTCTTCAATAAGGTTTTACCAAAGGATTTTATCAACGTTATTAAAAATGGATTTATAACAAAATTTAGGAACATTAAACATTTTACACAGGATGACATTAAAAAATTATCTGATTCACTTGGTGCACTTAAATCACTGCCATTTGATTTAGAGATTGAAAAGTTAAAATCTAGTGGATCACAAGAGTTAGCCATTATTCATTTAGAAGATCTTCAGAGCCAATTATTTACTTTAGATAAGATGCTATCAGGTAAATCGTTAAATGATTGGTTACAATTTAACATGTCACCTAAAGCTGTAGGCGTAAAAGTTTTTGAACATTATCAGGATATTATCGTTTCAAAAAATGCTGAACTTTGGTTTAGAGGACAGTATATAATGATAAATCATGAATCAATTAAAATTGAAAAGTTATATTCTTCTAAAGAATTTGAAAATCTGATGCAAGTTTAACAGATATCAACTTCATAGTATAATGATCCAATAATAATTATTGGAGCGTCTATGCTTGGTTTATCTCTAAGAACACACAATGTTCGAAATCTCTTTATTTCCATCCTTGAACAAAAACTCTTTACTTCTGTAAATCGAGAAGGGTCAATGACTGACCTGGTTGGTAATACAACAATCGAAATTGTTAATGCATCGTTCATTGCAGATGAACCTTCAATCTTCGGTGAAGTCAATTTAGATTATGTCAGACGTGAAGAAGAATGGTATAATTCAATGTCACTTAACGTGAATGATATTCCAGGTGGAGCTCCAGCAGTCTGGAAAGCAGTGGCTGATGAAAATGGTTTTATCAATTCCAATTACGGTTGGGCTATCTATTCTCCAGATAATGGTTTTGATGAACTACCTCTCAACGAGAATAATGAATTAAACTCTCAGTACGGTTCCGTAGTAAAAGAACTCCGTAAAAATCCTGAATCACGTCGAGCAATGATGATCTACACTCGACCTTCAATGTGGTTAGATTACAACAAGAATGGTCGTTCTGACTTCATGTGTACGAATGCAGTCCAATATCTGATACGTGGTGGCAAAATCCATTCAATAGTTCAGATGCGCAGCAATGATGCAGTGTTCGGTTACAAAAATGATTGGGCATGGCAAAAACACGTACTTGACAAATTAGCAAATGATTTAAGTATTCCATCTGGGAATATTTTCTGGAATGTTGGAAGTCTTCATGTATATTCAAGACATTACCACCTTGTTGATCCAATTAACTACAGTAGGAAATAAAAATGTGTGATTGTGGAACTTGCAACGACATCAAACGTTGGAAAGATGTCATTAAGAATGGTACCGTAGACGAACGTTTTGAAGTGTTCAATGAAATGTTTGGTCGCATTGAACTAGCAGAAACTGATCTTCTGTATTATCAATCCATTTTAAATGGATCATGGCCAAATGCTCAAAGCATTTTAGAAAGAAAATTGGCATTCATAAAGGAGAAAAATGCACAGAATCTACCTCTCACGGACTAATCTCCTTGCTCTCCTTGCTAAGTTGGATAGTCAGAATGGTGAATTTGAACCAAATGCGACATCAATTATCAAGCATGATAAACAGGATCCAAGATTTGATCAGACACTTCCGATAGTTTGTGTTACTGCTATCGAAGATGAAATTTATTACGGTAAAAAATCATGATAACTGCACCTCAACACGTCTATTTATCTCGGTGAAATCTCTTAACCTTGCTTTCAAAACTTGATAGGCACGCAAGTGGTGAAGATACATTGTGCACCATTATTAAATACGATGATACACATGCAAAGTATCCTCAGTCGTGCCCAGCAATTGTTGTCACCGCTATTGACGATGAAGAATATTATTCTACACGATCATCAGGTATGGCAGGTGATGTTCACCCTTTAGATGATCCTGACACAAAATGAACCAACCAGACCCAAAACTCCACAAACTCATAAGTCTCTGTAAAAGTGCATTACGCATTTTAGCAGGGGCGGCATTACTGTCTCAAAGTTTTTATGCTTCTGGGTTACTGTTTATAATAGCAGAAATACTAGGTATCATTGAGGAATTAGTATGAGTGAACAATTCAATTATGTGATAGCAGCTCCTTGGCCAAAAGGGGTGGGTGGTCTATGCACATTTAGTTCTTTCGGTGAAGTTCATTTCGGTGATTCAGATGATGCTCAAAATTCACTCGACTATGCAATACAACAAATCGAGAAAGATGTTGAACGTTATGATCATCAGCCTAAAGCACAAGATTTTAAAATTTACAAAGTAGTATCGATTTAATGAAATATCAAAAAGAAATTTTCCTAGCATTTGAACGGCTAGGGTTTAATCCACGAAAAGGACAAGCAGAAGCAGTCAACAAGGTTCTTGAAGCCTTCTTGGATGAGAACATGAAGAACGTTGTAATGTCTGCCCCAACTGGTACTGGTAAAAGTATCATTGGGGCAGCGACAGCAGAAGCATTGTCTATTGTTAGAGGTGTTGAACATAATGCTCCCAAGTCAAGCATCATGTTATGTTCAACAAATACTCTATCGAAACAGTATGATGAAACCTTTTCTGAACTAGCTAAGCACAACAAGTACATAATGATCAAGGGTGCAAATAATTATCCTTGTTCAGCACTTTCTCAGAATGGTGAAGAAGAAAATGCAGAAAGCTGTGCTTGGTATTCAATGGTCAAATCATCTGAATTTGCTGACACGATTTGCAATCATTGCGATAGGTGTGAATTCCTTAATGTCAAGAAACGAAAAAACACTATTCGACATCTAACAACAAACTATTCATATTTCTTTGTTGATAGGATGTACACTGGAAAGTTTGAAGAACGCGATTTGGTTGTATGGGATGAAGCTCACTTGATCAACGATTTGTTCAGTGAACACAATGCGATTTACTTCTCTCAAAAGAGAATGTTGGCAATTGCTAAAGAGCTTTCTGAAACACTTTCATTAGTCGAAACAGATATTGCGAAAACAGTAATGGCAATCGCAAATGACTGCACCAAAAAAGACAAAATTAATGAAACAAACTATCGTGCATATCTATTAGGATTGCAGAAGGTTTACGAGTATGCAAAGACTAGAGGTGAAGCTGAAGCTGAAAAAGCATTGAGAGCTAACTCAATGAAACGATATACTAGCATGAACAAGTTTGTGCGAAAGTATGAAGGTTTGAGCTGTAAAATTTCTGATTTCTTTACATATGAATACGATCATGTATTTGAAAATAAAGAAGATGAAGAATCCTGTAGCGTAAAGCCAGTGTTTGTTGGAGCTATGATGGAAACCCTTCAATGTTCTAATCACAATCTGTTTATGTCTGCTACTATTTCTAAAAACTTTCTAGAACGTACGCTTCAGTTAGTACCAGATAAAACCAAATTTATCAAATTGGAACCAACATTTCCTAGAGAAAATAAAGAGGTAGTGTTCTTTGATCCACTATCATTGAATTTTACTTCTCTAAAAAATCCAGATACTGTGAAAGCACTGAGGAAAAATGTTTTCAAAATTGTAAATAAGCATGTCAATGAAGGTGATAGAGGTATCATTTTGACACCATCATTCAAGCTTCAAAATGAGTTGGTTGATGAGATTAAATCATTAGCTACATCTGGTAAAATGAAGCTATTTGAACATGTTCAAGGAACCAAACTTGAAATAACACTAGCATCCTTTAAGTCCTATACTGGTGATTTACCAGCAGTTCTTATTTCTCCATCCATATTTGAAGGTATCGACTTACCTGGTAAGTTATCCAAATTTCAAATTTTAGTTAAGGCTCCCTTCCCATCTTTGGGTGACAAACGTATGAAGTATATTCTGGATAGATACCCAGATATCTATCAACAGATTATGATTATGAAAGCAGTTCAAGGCGCAGGCCGATCTGTTCGATCTGAAACTGATAGTGCTGTCACTTATTGCACAGATCAAAATTTGTCAAGAGCATGGGGATCAAATGCTAACATTTGGCAAGATGAATTCAATACACGGTTTACGCGTTTTATTTAATAGGAGAGATTATGAAAAAGAGTTTGATTAGTTTGGCAATGTTTATGTTTTGTGGTGCTGCATTTTCTGTGCAGTGGATGCCCATTGTCACTTTGGATGATGGAACAAAAGTATCAATTGATGTTACGAGCGTGACAAAACCCGCGGCTCGCCAACGTCAAGGAACGATTCGTTGGGATTCAACAGGTGATTCATCTACCATCGTTGTCAACTGTACCAATCACACTTTTCATGTACCACCTGAACAATGGACAAAGATTCATTATCCATCTATTGCTGGTGGATTTGAAAACACAACCTGTGGTGTTCCAGATAGTAAGTTTGGATACTGATTCCAGATTTCTTTTATACGTGTATGACATATAATAATTTTTTAGGAGAATAATAATGCAAAAATTGAAATATAAACCATCAAAGGGACAGTATCGTCTTTATCTAACCAATGTTGAAGCTGAACTACTTGCTTTTTTACTACAACACGTTCGTCTCGGTAAAGGCGATGAATACAAAGAAGCAGCCCTGGACCTATGTCAAGCATTTCGTGAAACAGATGAATTTGAATTCTCTGAGCTAGAGCATTACATGTCATTGAGCGTGAGTGATACTGAAAGTGAAGGACCAGGAATTACGGTAAGTGAACTACATCAGAATGAAAATGATCACGGCGATACATGTTGTGGTAAATGTTCAGGTGCTTGCAGTGATCAACATATCAGTATCTCAACACCAGGTGATATTGAGTTTGTTACTGGATCACTTTTGACATCATCAGATATCATTGAAGAGATTAGGCGTCGCAAGCGTTTGTTGGAAGAAACTTCACGTCAACAGAATCTATGATTACAAATTTTTTAATTGAGGGACTAGATAGATTAGGAAAGGATACCCTTATCGATGGATTATTAAATCGATATGGGTATGCTGAAGTCCATCATCGTAAGAAACCATTATCGCTTTCCTTTTACAACAATTTTGCTACTCCAAATCGTTCAGGTTTACAGCTTTATCAATCTTCGTGTTTCAAACATGACATGCAATTATTGAAAGTTTCTGAATTATGTGGTATTAAAAATATCTTCAATCGTGCATGGTTGGGTGAAGCTGTTTATTCAAATCTCTACCGAGGATATGACGGCAATTACGTCTTTGAATTGGAAAATGAATGTGATCTTCACAAATTACAATCAACTCGACTGATTCTTTTAATTGAAGATTTTAATACTTCCAAACACTTTGTTGATGATGGTGACTCATTTGACATTTCTAAACGTGTTGAGGAACAGGACATGTTCGTTAGAGCGTTTGATAAATCATTGATCAAAGATAAACGAATTGTATGTGTCACTGATTTTAGGACCGGTCAATTCAAAAGCAAAGAACAAATACTTGAAGAAGTAACAATGGAGATTACCACTTGAAAGTAGCAGTAATTAAATTGGGGTCCCGCATTTCTTTTAATGCCAATGATACATCCGGGGCAAACGGTGAAGCTCGAAGTATCTGTAAAATGTTGAAGCTTGGTGGAGCCGAAGTTCATATTTACACAAAAATATTGAAGAAAGATAATCTTATCGAAGATTATCATTGGCATTCTTTAAACACTGTAGAAGCATCTAAAGTAAGTGATATTGAAGAACGTATTTTTGTTGATAAATATTCAAGCACTTATATTGAACACCGTAAAATTCAATTAGTTGGTGACCTATCTAATATGGATGCATTGGTTGTACTAAATGGAACAGTTCAATTTTATGGTGGTGAGGAAGATCCAGAACAATTGTTGAATTATTTTATCATCAACAACTTCAAGGGTAAAGTGTTCTACATTTACTGTGATCCAGAACTTACATTGAAGCAGGTATGGCCTTCAGTTTCAAAGAAGCCTTGGGCTAGTAACTGGTCACAATCTGATCTTGAGATAACCCGTACAGATATCGTTTATTTAAGTCAACCACATAATGTTAACCACATTTTAGATGACCTTAAAAAGAACGAAGTTATTCCTCGAGAAATTATTCACTACCCTTTTGAACAGTTTCCGTGTTTGAATGAACAACTCCCATTCAATCCATCTCCTGAAGTTGATCTATCTTATGGTGGAACAATGCGTGGTGGTAAACGTGAAAAGAAGATGGCAAGATTTTACTTTGGACATACTTCAGAACTTTCTGTTGAAATGTTCGGTAAGATTAAAGAGGAAGATTTCAACCCTAAAAATATCTTCGGTTTAACAACACCAACATTTTCTGGTCCAGTCAAGTACGATGACATGCTTCCTAAAATGAATAAGTCGATGGCACATTGTGTTATCGGTGATCCATATTATGAAAAGATTGAAGATATGGCACAACGTTGCTATGAATCTATCTGGTCAAATGTTGTGACTTTCATTGACAGTGACATGGATAAGTTACGACGAGTGTATGGTAAAGATAGAGTTTTGTCTGATTTTCTTTATGTCACAGATCGTCAAGAGCTAGCAGAAAAGATTCTTCTACTCAAGGAAGATAATGATCTAAGAAAACAAATTCTTCAAGATCAACTAAAGGCGGTGAACTTCAATCCTGAAAAATACTGTACAGATTTTGTTAACCTTATTAAACTTTTTGCATCACTAAAATATGATTAAACTTACAATTGGTACTAGAGTTCAAACCTCATTCACTCCTATTGACATGTATGAACTTGTTGTCACAGGTATGAGCGGTGATGGTGATCACTATGAAAAAACTTCTGATTATGGTGATCAAGAACAGATAGCTGAATGGATTAATATTCTTAATGCCGTCTCTGGTTTAGGATGGAATGCACGATGTTGTGATGATGACGCGGTTTTTGCTGCTATTTCAAAGCGTGCTGAAGAATTGGAAACTGACCCCGAAGAAGCGGTAGATTGGTATTCTGATATGGTTGGTAGTGATATCACCTCAAATGACGGATTACATGCAATGTTTACTGGTGCAGAAGTATTCTGGTATGATCCAGATGGTGAAAAATTTAATGTGAACGTTGAAGGGTTAATCACCCCCGCCTGATTGAATTTCCCGTAAATACAACGTGCCCGGATTTCGGGAGATAAGGAGAAAAATATGAAGATAGTTATTTGTTCAGGTGGTACAGGTTCAATTGCATTACAAACAGGATTGTACAAAACGTTCCAAGATATTGATGGGGTCGATATCAAAATTTTGATTAATGCATATGACAATGGTAAGTCAACGGGTGATGTTAGACGGGTTGCTGGAGGTAAAATTCTTGGACCTTCAGATATGCGCAAAAATCAAACCACGCGTTTATCTTTAGAAAATATCAAGTCACCATGGTTAAGCTATCTTGATATTCGTTTTACTGAAGAGTCAACTAAAGCTAAACAGTACTGCGAAGAACAGACTGACATTCTTAGAAGTCAAATTACTGATGACATTTCAGAAGTGTATGAAGCTATTGACATTTATTTCAAGAAACATTCTGCAGAAAAAATTAACTATACGGATTTTGCTCTAGCTAATATCGTTTATGCAGGCTTATCTATTAAGCACAATAATTCACTTCGTATGGCAGGAAGTGTCATGGCTAGATTGATGGGAATTAGTGACAACGTTATTCTCAATGACGACACATCATTGTTTTTAGGAGCAATCTCTAAGTCAGGTGAACACGTTTCTGATGAAGGTGATATTGTTGCTTGGGGTAAAAAAGATGACCCATTTGTGAATGTCTATTTTACTGATACTGAAGGATATAGTTTCAAACCAATTTTGTGTGATGAAGCACGAGATGCTTTGATTGATGCTGATCTAATTATTCTTTCTTCTGGAACATTTTGGGCTTCATTGATGCCTACTTATGTCAGTATTGGTTTTAAAGAAGCCATGGCACAGACAAAGGCAAAGGTGCTAATGGTTATGAATCGTTTCCCTGATACAGATAGTCCAGGTCAAACGGGTACGGAAATTATCAATGCACTGGTGCCAAGCATCTTTAAAGAAAAGCAGATTACGATTGTTGCAGACTCGTCTGGTTCTCCACAGATGAATGCATTTGAGAAAGATATTTTTAATCTCATTGATAGGTTGTATGTTGACAATTTAATGATGACTGGAGAAACTTCGCCATCTGACATGAAGAAACATAATCCTATTAAGCTAGCACGACTTGTTGGTGTTGCTTATTTCGGTGATGCTTTAACATCATCTCATTTTATGTTTGATTATGATGACACGTTAGTTGGTAGAGGTAATAAATTGCCTAAATCATCTAGAGTCAATATTGTTGAACTTAACAGATTGAATTCAAAATTAAAGAACAGTTTATCAATATGCACTGGGAACAGTATCAAGGCAATCGATTTAAATATTGGTGAATGGCATGTTGATCTTATTAGAAGTATAAATATTTTTGCAGATGGTGGAGTAAATAATTACACTTATCTAGAAGATACATCAAGCACCGATGACAATAATAGAAAGATAACATTTAATGGATGTGTAAACGATTCATACATTATTCCAGAAGAAGTTATTAATCAATTGGTTTGGCGTTTAAGAGATGCTGGAATTCAATTCTACAAAATTGAAATCCGCGGCGGTGTTATGATTTCTATTAAGCCTATTGAACAGGAATATAGAAAACCAATTCTGACATTAGTCAAGATGATCTTAGCAGAATTTGTGAACATCGAATTGGTAGCTAAATTATCTGGTAGGACCACTATTGAAATAGCTCATAAAGATATTTCAAAAGCTGATGCACTTAGAAGCATTCTTCAACAACCCAATGTTACAAGTATCACATATGTGGGAGATGAATTGCTAAGTGGTAATGATTCACCCATCGCAATGTTAGCTCAACAGGATAGTAGAATTAAAACTCTAAATGTATCATCTCCTTCTCAGACAGCATTTTTCCTAAAAACGCTGTCACGTGGAAAGTCATCATACTCTTTATAAGGATAATCAAAAATGGCAACTGATATAACAGCCGATCTTTACATTATTGCAGCAGGTAAAGGAACACGCATGGGTAATAAGTTGCCAAAAGCACTTATCCCATTCAATGGAGAACCATGTTTAACACACACACTTAAAAACATAGGACAACATTTCAGAAATGTTTTTGTTGTTATAAATGAAGATATTCAAGATGTGTGGGATAGATACAAGTCAGAAATTTCACTTAGTAGTCACCCATTCTCAATGAATGTTCAGTTTATTCCTATCAAATCTGGTTTGGGAGATGGACATGCTACCTTAATGGCTCTTGAAAAAGCGCCCGCTATAGCAACATTATCTCCAGAAATAGTAGTATGTTGGGGTGATGTTTATTTTCATCAACCAGAAATAATTACTGAACTTCTTAGCATGAAGATGTCTTCTAATGGAATAGTTCCAGCTCTACTTGAACAAAATCCGTATGTTACTTTGTTGGTTGATGATACTCTAAACTGTATGTCAGCGGATTTCTCAAAATACGGTGAGCAACACCCAAGTGGTTTTCATGATCAATCAGTCTTCAGACTGAAGTATGATGTGACTGTTGCTGCTCTTTCAAGACTTCATAAAGCATTTTGGAAAAATGGAAGATATGCAACCCCTGGTGGCGAGCTTTCACTGTTGTATATTTTCCATTACTTGTACAATCTAGAATGCCCAGTAACAGTATATGAAACTAGTCACTCGACAAAATCTTTTAACACTGACACAGAAGTCAAATTAATACGCGAGGAAATTTTAAATGACAAATAGACAACAGCCCATTCTAATCACATTGACAGCCCCATCTTGTGGAGGTAAAAGTTATCTTCTTAACTACATACGTGACATTGCAAAAATGCCATGTTTGATCTCAACCACTACAAGACCTCCTCGAGCAAATGAAGTTGAAGGAGTTGATTATTATTTCATCACCGAAGAACAGTCTATTCAGTTAGCAGTTATGGATCAATTTGCTGAATTAGCAATCTATAACGGTGTTCGATATGGGGTGACACGTAAAGAACTTAAAGAAAAACTTTCATCTGGTTATGCATTCCTGATTATCGAACCAGGTGGTCTCGAAGGGTACGTTCAATCTGCTATTGATATGGGTGCGAAGCATCTTAAGTACTACATCCATACTGATCCAGAAACACGCATTGAAAGATTCTATGATCGCGTGAACAAAGACGTTACAAAATTATTCGGAAAAACTCTTGATCGTGAATATACGAAACTCGATTTAGAAAGTGATACTAAGGAAATAATTCATGCATCACTGACAAGGTTCAGAAATATGCTAACAACGGAAATGACATGGGGCAGTGATTACCAATGGGACAGAATACTATTTGGTACAACATTTCCAGAAGAAAATTTACAAATCATTCAAAATGATATTAGGGAATTGATTAAAAGCTGACAGTCTATTAAATAAATAAATCATCAAATAACACATAAAGGATAACACATGACAAATACTACTCCCTCTTTCTGGCCAGCTGATATTGAAGATATGCACACTAAATTCGGTGTGAATAAAGTTGTTGCTACTCTCGATAAAGAACAACTCAAAACATATTTGAAGTTTCGTCTTGACATGGTCCAAGAAGAAGTAACTGAAGCAATGAGTGCATTCGCATCTGGAGATGCAGATGGTGTCGTTGATGCTTTGATTGACAATATCGTTTTTGCTATTGGTACATTGGATGTTTTCGGAATTGATCCATATGCTGCTTGGAATGAAGTCCATTCAAAGAATATGGAAAAATCACCAGGTGTAAAAGCTGGTCGTCCAAATCCATACGGATTCCCTGACCTTATTAAGCCACCGTCATGGCAGGCGCCGGTTCATTTAGATAATCTAGGGTTGTTATCTAAAGTATTCCCACAGGAGTAATCATGAATAACCAGGGAGCATCTGCTAAAAAATTCTTATAATGGGACTCCCTGTGTCTGGTAAATGCAAATGAAGTATTAAGCGGTAGTTGCTGCCATTTATTGAGTTGAATAGATAATCCAATAAATAAATTATCTATCAATTATCGAGAGCTATTCACATTATGAAACTACTAGCATTTGCAAATGCACAACATGAACTGAAAGAAGCTTCAGTCAAATCTGAGAATGTCCATCTTGCAATGGACAAAATGATTAAATTCATTCAAAAGAAACTTGATGTGAAATTATTAAAGGTACCAGGTGTAGAACATTTTAACAATTCCAGCGACCACGGTTATGGAGTACGTTACATTTTCTCTGGTTCAACAAAATGTTTAAGATTTAATTGGGCATCTGATGGTCAAGCTGGAAAGTCAAATGAAATTGTGTCAGTTGATATTTTCAATGGAAAAACTTCACACCCAAATTTCAATGTACATTGTAAAGGAATTTCCTTTGTAAGAGCCCTGCCTGTTATTATTGACATAATTGGTTCACCTTCTTTAGGAAAAGTAACTGCTTTCCCTGTTAATCCAACTGAAGCAATTTCAGAATCTTTTCTGATTGAAGTCGCACGTGATGCTTTTACTGCTGAACGTGCACTAACTGACTTCCTAAAAAGATTAGGAGCAGGTAACGCATTGACGAGATCAGATTTTATCGGATCATATCACATTGTTAATGTTGGTATTTTCGATACCATCATGCGCGATTTCAAAGATTCTTTTAGTATCTCAGGCAAACGCGTATCAATAAAAGTAGGTTCAAATTTGGGTGATCTGAAAGAATCAATCCTTTCAAAGTCGGGATCTGTAATTGTAACCGCTGGTGGTACAGATGAAAATTATTTGAAGACTCCTCAAGAAGATGAACTTGCTGAGGAAGAAGGAAGTGACCACGTTCCATATAGTGATGCATTAGAACATCTTGAAGGTCTAGTTACTGGTACTATCAAGGGAGCATTCAATGCTTTGTTTGTTGCTGGTAAAGGTGGATGTTTTTCAGGTGACACAAAGATCAACATTGTTGTGAATGATTTAGTTCATACTGTTACGTTTTTTGAAATTGAACAAAGGGTAAAACAGTCATATGGTTTAGCTAGCCTTTTGTTGAATGAGTTTTATAAGATGGATGACGTAAAAGTTGAGACTCCAACCGGTTATTTGGACGTTTTGAGCTTTGTTAAGAAATCTGGTACAAAAGCTGTTGTGACTTTTCAATCTGGAATAGTTCATGAATGTCTTTCCAACCATCTTTATATCAATACCTCCGGTCATGCTGTTGCTGTCTATAATTTATATCCTGGTTCTCCAATAAGAATGAGGGATGGTACGTTAGATTTTATTAAATCAGTTGCGTTGACTGATGAACCAATGTTAGCATTCGATTTATCTGTTAGCGGTATCGATAGCATTTATGTTACGACTGATGGTATTCAATCTCACAACACTGGTAAAACAACCATTGTTGAAAAGGTTTTACATTCACATGGATTGACAGATGGAAACGGTTATTACAAAAATACTGGTTCAGCGTCCGCAATCGGGATTTATCAATCTCTTTACAAAAATAGAAACAGCATTATTCTATTCGATGATTGTGATGGAGCACTATCTGATACAGATGCACGCAATCTTATTAAAGCAGCAACTGACACAAAGAAGAATAGAAAAATCGTATGGAATAAAAGAACATCTGGTAGCTATGACCCAAATGACATGAATGCTGCTTTGTATGCTGAAGATCCAGATAGATTTCCTACACACTTTGAATTTACTGGTCGTGTTATTTTTATTTCTAACTTACCACTTTCAAAATTGGATCCAGATGGTGCTATTAGAACACGTGCCTTCGTGATTAACATCAACCCAACTGATGATGAAATGTACGAACACATGGAAAAAATTCTTCATAACATCCGTCTTGAAGAAGGTCTTTCTCTATCAAAAGACGAAAGAGAAAACGTGTTTAAGGTTGTCAAAACATCCAAGCGTAAGGGTGATGTATCAATTAGAAAATTGGTTAGAGCTTTAAATCTAGCAGCAACACACGCACCAGGTTGGGAAAAACTTGTGGACCTGTACGCCTGATGGAATAAATCAGCACTTTCTTATAAATACTCCTATCTAAATAATAGGAGTATTTTTATGTCTGAAAATAGAAGAGCATCCCAAAGAACATATCACATTATCTATAGAACTACATGTGATATTACGGGTAAATGGTATATTGGGATGCACAGCACTGATAAACTTGATGATGGATATTTAGGTTCCGGAATGCACTTATGGAGATCAATTGATAAGTATGGTAAAGATCACCATAGAGTTGAAATAATAGAATATCTTTCTGATAGAAAATCTTTATCAGAAAGAGAAAGAGAACTTCTAAAAGAAGCAAAAAAAGATCCACTATGTATGAATATTGCTTGGGGAGGTGAAGGATATTATGATCGTCCTCCTACAACCGAAGAAACTGCTGCTAAACTTTCTAAAGCATCTAAGAATTATGTTCGTACAAAAGAATGGTATGAAAAAGCTGTTGCTACTAGAATGGCAAATGACGGTTATAATGTTACAAGTGAGACAAAAGAAAAGATTAGAACTGCTCTTACTGGAAAAACTCTTACAGAAGAACATAAGCAAAAAATTTCTATTGGTGGTACTGGACAAAAGAGAACAGAAGAAACTTGTAAGAATATTTCCAAAGCTCTTAAGGGAAAAAAGTTCAAATCTGGATTGGATAGAAAACCAGTATCTAAAGAAACACGAGAAAACACAAGTAAAATTCGTATGGGGCAAAAGCTAACAGAAGAGCAACGTCAACAGCGGGCATTGAATAAATTGAAACGTATTGAGCTCGGTATTCAAAAAGCAAATGTGCGTCCAACTAAAAAGTGTACGGTTGATGGTATCAAAATTTATGCATCTGTTAGAGAGATGGTGAAGGAACTTGGCTCAGGTAAAAATGGAACACATTCTCCTTCATTTAGATTTATTTAGTTTATGATAAATTTGTGTCGTGATATAATTATTTCATGAAATTTTTCACTTCACTAATTAATAAAATGTTTGTTAAAAAAGATGCAGAACGCGAATTTGTTCTAGACCCGGTGACGTCTAGTGATAGAGCTTTTATTTCCAAGCATATACCCCAAAATAATGCAGATATAACTTGGTCTGGAATGCAAGATGAGAAATACGTTCTACCAACTAATGTCACTGCATATTATGGAAAAGGTCGAATAAACTTTTTCAAACATAAAGGGCAATTAACTGCTGATGTTGGTTTTTATAACTCAAGTTATGATGCACAACATCCTCATATATCTCCAATCACAATCTTTGAAGAGAAAATTTCTACTGATGAAGATATGATTAAACTTAAGGAGATGATAGCATGAGTGAAATAGACACAACGTGGCATGGTAGCAAACAAGATTTGAATTGGTATGAGCTTTACAAAAGCAATTCAGTAAAAGTAAAAACTAAAAATCATTCTGGTATTGGTGGTCAACCACGTGGAACATACACCATTAGAAGTATGAAGAAGGTAAGTCCATCTAAAGCAGATTTCACAATTAATTTTGATGGTGGACAGGTAACAGCATCAGTTGATTTAGACAATCCCCAAATGGTAGTTGATAAAAAATATGACACTGTGCTTGCGTTCAAATTCTACAGTGGAGATATGCCAATCACAGCGCGTCAAGCATTCAATCTTTTTCAGATTAGATCAACAAAAGATTTGATTAAGCATAATGTCAGTGTATAATCACTCTATCTTAAATTATTAAGATTTTTATTTTGAAAAGGAGTTAGAATTAATGTTTCTTTTAGTAATCTTGGAAGTGTTTCTGGTTATCGGTGTCGTTCTGATACTGTTAACTCAGATCATTATGCCAATGCTATTTGGCACACGATTGTTTCCATTGTTCAGGAATTCTGAACTGAAAAAGAAGGTCGAGGAAACACGACATCAAGTTGAAGACTTGAAAGACCAAAATGAACAACTTGATGTTCTCTCTGGTCTACTTGCAGAGCGCAAGGCTCTCGAGGAACAAATTGCAAAAATCGAAAATCAATCAACTGAAAATGGAGTTAAATAATGATCGCAAATAAGAAGTTTGTTTTGGGTGCTATTGCTGCCGCTGCTACTGTTGTCACCTTGGTGCTTTCACCGATGCTTGTTGAAAACGTTGATGCCGGTAACATCACTGTTATTCAATCCCCGGTTTCTGGTGACTTGACTGTTTACTTTGATGGTGGTTGGAAGTGGCAAGGTTTTGGTAAGGTAACGACTTATCCTCGTCGTGATATTTTTGATTTCAGCATCAAGAAAGCCGAGGGTGCCGATAAAGCTGTTCCAGGTGATGAATCTGACAAGTCTATCCCAACTCGTTTTAATGATGGTGGTAATGGTAGCATCTCTGGTACCATGAACTGGCAAATGCCTTTGAAGGCTGATAGTGTTATTGCTTTGCACAAGGATTTCGGTTCTGTAGCAGCAATTGAACAGCAATTGATTCGTACTGCTATGCAGAAAGTTGTTTACAACGTTGGTCCAACAATGTCGTCTACCGAATCTTCTGCTGAAAAACGTCCAGAAATTCCAAAGTATGTTGATGACCAATTGATTCATGGTCCCTACTTGACGAAGACTGTTCAAATGATTCAACAAGACCCCGTGACTGGAAAAGATAAGCAAGTTGCAGTAGTGCAAATTGCTATGAGTGACAATGGTCAACCACTCCGTGAATCCAAATCTCAGATTACTGAGTATGGCATCATGCTTCAACCAGTGTCTATCAATCAAATCCGATACAACAAGATTGTTGAAGATCAAATTGCTCAACGCCAAATTGCAACAACCCAAGTTCAAATTTCTATTGCGAATGCTCGAAAAGCTGAACAAGAAGCAATCACTACTGAGCAACAAGGTAAGGCAAATGCTGCAAAAGCTAAGTGGGAACAAGAAGTTGAAAATGCTAAGACCATCGCTGATGCACAAGCAAAGATCATTATTGCTGATGCTAACGTAAAGGAAGCCGAAGCATTCAAGAAGTCTGAAACTCTCCGCGGTGAAGGTGAAGCTGCTCGTAAGCGGTTGGTTATGGAAGCCGACGGTCAATTGGACAAGAAGCTTGAAGCTATTGTGAAGATCAACTCGCTTTATGCTGATGCAATCAAGTCTGCTCAACCCGGCGCATGGAGTCCTTCTGTTGTTATGGGTGGTTCTTCTGGTACAAATGGTGGTCAAAATGCTTCAACTTTGGTTGATCTCATGACTGCTAAAACTGCCAAGGAAATTGGATTGGATCTTTCTGTCCGCACAGGTAAGAAGTAATTCTTAACTAACTAAAAAGAGAGGAGTACAATTTTGTACTCCTCTTGTTGCATAAGGAGATAATTATGGGTGGTTGGTCAAACGTCATAACACAAAGTTCAAAAATCCTACCAAGTGATATTCCTTTGGTCGTGGATGTACTTAAGACATTTGAAAATGAGTTCAATGAATTTATTGATAGGGATCATCATCAACCTATCAAGTTTGGAAATGTTGTAGGTTCAACAGCGTATTTTGAGAGGGATTTAATAGAAAATCCAACAAAGGAATACGGCGACATTGATGTCATTTTTGTTATTCCTAGAATGTGGCAAATGACTGAGAGTGCAAACACCACATTATATAGGCAGCTAATTGAAAACTTTATTCATACCACCACCCCAATTTATTTGTTAGCAGATGATACAGTAAATGGTGCAAATATAATTTTCATCATTAACGGGAAATTTATCCAAATAGATTTCATCACTACATTTCCAGAATATGAGAAATGGGCGACCTTTAGGATGACTCCAGAATACGGTCTTAAAGGTATATTCATGGGATTCCTTTTTGCGTCTTTGGCTGAAGTTCTCTATTTGAGTATTGGAACATCAGGGATCCAAGCTAAATTTGCTGAAGGAAAATTGATTCCATTTAAGAAGAGAAAATTTGATACCACAGAACATGTCACCAGTTCTATTGAATATTTTGCTGTTGATATTGTTACTTTTTTCTCTTATCTCAAAAATATAAACCCAAATGTGTGCACAGAGTTATTGGATAATCCCAACATGCACGAAATATCTTTTAAGAATTTGGTATCTATGATCATTGGTATTGGAAAATCCTTAGAGCTAAATGGTTTATTTGGTGTTGGTAATCTAAGCCATATTAAAAACCATGATGACTACATCACACAAATTGTTTCTGTGTTTAATAGAAAGGCTGATGAATCTGCAAATGCTTCTAAGTTCAACAAAGCATCAACAGAAGAAGCAATCAACAAAGCAAATGCAACTAAGAAACTAATTACTGAGAAATCAAAAGAATTAGTGAAATTACTGGCATAATCATAGATTCTATGATATAATTACTTTATCGATTAATCAACCTGGAGTATTTAAAATGGCATCAGCATTTGTTTCCCGTTCACCAGCCCCTCAATCCAAAGAACAAAAGAAGATTTCTTCTTTGGCTCAACGCCCAAGCAAAGCAGCAAATGAACGTGCTAAATCCGGTAAATGTGTTGTTCTTTATCGCAAACCAGATATGGTTCCTGCATAATGAAAATAACCTGGTAAATTAATGAGATTCATGATATAATACATCATGAATCAAATTATCAAAAAACGCAAACGTCGCTCAGATAGGCTTCATATTTTATATATGCTGCAAAATCTGGTGACGTTAGAGTCGTATGTTGGTGTTGCAGTATGCATAGACCGATCTGGTAAAGAGACTTTAGCTGCTAGATGGTCAAGGCATGTAGGACGAGCATTTAACCAAGACAAGAGCTGGAAACTTTGTGAGTCTATAAGGAACTACGGGCCAGAAGTATTTCACAAAGAGATCATTACTTTTGTCAGAGGAAAAGAAGCTGCATTTGCTCTTGAGACAGAAATTCGCAAACTTGATAAACCGGAACTGAACACACTATGAATGATCTAAACCACATCCCAGTAAAAATGCATCAAGATGTTATTGCTGTTTATTGGCAGATGCTTCGTGAATGTGAAAATAAAGCCCATGATGGAAATGATCCAATTCTTAAACACATGGTTGAATGCTGGTATCATCAGTGGAATGAATTTGCACAAGACAACAAAAAGCCAGTTTGGGTTGAAAAATATCTGTAACCTGTGATATAATATCTTCTATCAAATGATAGAAAGATTGTTATGAAACCAAGAGCCATTTTGAAACAAGACGTTCTTCCCGGTTTTACTCTTTTTACCCCAACTAAAGGGTATGAGAGAATCAAAACGATGTCTGTTGAAGAAGGTATCTATTTCATTAAACATTATGACAGTACCAAATTAGTGTCTCTTGAAGGACCAGATGGTAAACCTCTATTGATTAAAGATTTGATGGACCCACAGGCCGGTCGAATTAAATTATTCAAACGTGGTAAAACAACCTGCATTGGTTGTGGAATCCAAGGGAATCATTTTATGTTGAGCGACACATAAATGATAAGCGTGACGTTTTCACTTTGAATCTGTATGGAATTAATTCATATGGTAAAGAAGTATTGATGACATGGGATCACATCATTCCAAAATCGCTTAATGGAAGCAACTCAGCTGAAAATGCGCAATGTATGTGTGCATCATGTAATTCAAGAAAAGGAAACGTTCTTGAACTGTCTGAGATTTTGAAGATTGTTGCTAACCCTAAAATATTGAAGATGTATTCTTGGAATGCAAATCCAATTGCTAGTCAGACTAGTATTTTGGATACAGTTACGAAAATGAAAAAGACCGTTGAAATTATCTCAACTCAAATTAGGAACAATGACAGATGCTTAATAAATCATTAAAATGTTTTTCACAACTTTTTGTTGGTAGGAGATCATCTGGATCAGATGATGTTTTGGCTTTCGCTACACCATACGAAACCAATGCCCAAGGGTTGAAGCGACAAGAAACCGTAAAATCGTGGATGCGATGCTACGATGAAAACAGTGAACAATACAAGAAACGCGTTTCTATTGTTGACAATGTTCCACGTACTGGATTCAAGGTCACCGATGACATTAAAAGGGTCTATTGGGGCAGTGGCAATGTCGTGTTTCGGGTGATGGATCCAGATGGTTGGGAAATCGAAATTCAATCAAACAATCTCATGACATTGATAAGTGAAGTTGGTATCAATAAAGGTGGTGAAATTCCTGGTAAATGTATTTGGGTTAGAGATGGCGCATTGAATATTCTCCTTCACGAAAATAGTGAAGAGTTTAAAAACTTGATGATGAATGCTGAATCAATTTCAAATATCAAGAAATCCGATAGGGTCATTGGCTCAACATATCGTCTTAAAAATGGGTATGTGGGACAATATTTGGGTGAATGTTGGGTACAGGCATTGAGTAATGAAGGTAGTGAAAAAGGTAATTACACTACCATTTTGCTTAATGGAAAAGAAAATGTGGCACTTAAGGAAGACCATCATTTTGTTCAGCAGAAATATGAAGCTATTTTCTTCGCTGATGAAAATGCTATCAGGTTTTATAAAACAGCCAACGTTATTGAACGCCTAGATGAAAAGGTAATTGATAAAGAAGATGCAATTTCATTCATCAATAGCATCTACACTAAAAAATATGCTGTTACTAATTACAATCACACGATCTTACGTGCTGTTCAATGTAAGATTGATAATCCTGTTATTTCATTATGTGATGTTACAGATGACGATGTTAAACAACTTAGCAAGAAAGTAACTGAATCATTTAAATTCCGCAAATCATTGTTTTATTTTCTACGAGGTGCTGATGTAGTTAAAGTACATGATAATGGAGAATATAGTTGGGGCGCACAATATGGACATCAGAATTTACTGTGTAATACCCCAGCTATCATCACTGAAAAACATATCACTTCAATGCACATCGATGAATGGTATTCAGCACGCAGCTCTGGAATTAAGGATAATCAACGTCATAATGCTACTATCATTGAGAGTTATGAAAATGTCAAACAGGCTCAAGAAGCATTCTTAGAATTGGTCATCAACAAAAAGCTGAAAATAATTAAAGTGGTGGAGAAACAATGAGTACCTTTACTGTCGAATTAGAAGTTAATGACAATGGCGATTTCATATTGCCTATTCCACAAGAGATTATCGAGAAACTAAACCTTAAGGTTGGTGATTCCATTTATTGGGAACACACTGATAATGGAATTGCTCTTAACAAATGTAAAGGCAAATCCAAGGAATATCAATGTGTCTATCTTGACTCCAGGTACACCCTCTGGCATGATGAACATGAACCTATTCTGTTCGAGACTGATGATCTCTCAGAGGCAATCGGTTATGTCTATGAACGATTTATGAAAGAACATAAAAGTATAGCAGTCTGGCAGCCATCGGCAAAACACTACAGAGAACATTATTTTACTGAAATACCCTGATTACTCGAAAAGCTGTGATATAATAAACACTTATCAAATTTACTCTTAAGTTAAAAAATGTCAAATACAGCACTTCTTTCCCTTGATAGTCGCACAAACAAATGGACAGCAATTTATGCTGGTCAAGTGGTAGCAGCATCTTTCAGTAAGGACTATGTTGTTAACGGTATTAAAGAAGGTCGATGCGGTAAAGCCAAAAAGCTGAATGTGACAAACGTTCGAGAATTTGGAACCCCCGTTTTTGAACTTGATGCACCAACCATTGAATCCTCTGAACGTTTTAACATCAATGAACGTTTTGATTTTCTTTCTGATTTTGTCAGAATGGTTGCTACTGGAACTTCACCTTCTCTCATTGTTACGGGTGAAGGTGGTCTGGGTAAAACATTCACAGTCAACAAAACGTTGGTTAAATGTGGAATGAAGAAGATCGATTCTGTCACTTCTGATGGAACCCCTACTGAAGTATGTGCTCACGGTGGAGATTCAAAATCCTACGTTGTCATTAAAGGCTTCTCTACAGCTAAAGGTCTCTACCGAATCCTTTATGAAAACCGCAAGCGAATCATTATTTTTGATGATTGCGATGATGTTCTGAAGAACCCAACTGCACTGCTTATTCTTAAAGGTGCATTGGATAGTTATGAAGAACGTGTTGTTGATTGGCGGTCTGAAGGTTTCATGGATGATGGTCTCCCTCGGTCCTTCATGTTTGAAGGTGGAGTTATCTTCATCAGCAATCTTCCTATCTATAAAGTTGATCAAGCAATCCGCTCTCGTGCAATCTGTGTTGATGTGTCAATGACTGTTGATCAGAAAATCGAACGTATGGGTAACATCATCAAGTCTGGTGATTTTCTCCCAGATCACAGCGATGAGACTAAAGAAGCTGCTCTCGCATTCCTCACTCGGATGCGGAATGAAGCGAAGGAACTTTCTCTTCGTACTTTGATCTCTGTCACGAAGGTTGCAAGTCTCGGAGATAACTGGGAACGTCGAGCAGAATACCTGTTGACTTCTGTCTAAAAATAAAAATCACATAACCCAACACTAAACTTGGGTTATGTGATATAATAAATCATCTCAATAAATTTTGAAAGTTCAAAATGTTTGCTAATCAATTTGTTCGTGTCACGAATGGTTTTACTGATCGTCAACGGCAGGCTGCCGAACTTCTTATTGCAGGAGTTGCCTTTCAAGAAGATGGTAAAACTTGGCATGTTATTAGCCATGATGGTGATGAAATTGGTAAGATGAGCACGTTCATTGTGAGTGAAACAACTCACATGTTGAAAAAGGCTGGATTGAAACTGAATAACTCGGAGTTCTACAGAGGCCCACATGCCCACCCCTGCCCGCCCTTTCCTGGTGCACAAGTTGTTACTTTTGCACATAATGGATTTCCACGAGATGAGATGGAAACAATGATGAATCGTCGGTTCAAACGACCACTGACACTTATGTAAAAGGAATTTTTATGACAGAAGTATATGCTCCATTTATTGCGGCCATGAAGAAGTTCGCCGAGGCACAGGAATTGATGTCTCGGGGTCCAGGTGATTTCTATGTTAAGCAAATGGTGGGGGCTTACATTTATTTGATGGAGAATTTTGCTCCATTCAAAGCAGGTGACAAAGTGGTTCTAGTTAAACTACTGTCTCCATTTCCTAGCGGTTGGGCACATTGTAAACACTTTATCAAAATTGGGGCAAAGTGTGAGGTACGTCATATCATCTGCGATGAAAATGGATTTATCGTAGAAGTAATGTTTGACGATGAAAGTTGGGTTGACAGCGCAGGTGGAATAAATCCAGTCGAAGAATTCAATAAACATACTTTCACTTTTAGAAGTGATTCGTTTTGTGAAGATTTCTAAAGGTGACTCAGATGAATGATATATGTGCATGCTTAGGTCCCAGAGATGATGAACCGTATTGTATGTGTGAAATGATTAGACGCGGTTTAAAGACCTCGAAAGATTATGAATGGTCTCAAGAAGAAAAGGACCGTCTTACACT